ACCGGGTGCAATCGCCGTAGCGGCTTTGAGATTGATGAAGTTGTCGGCCGCGTGCACGTCCTTGTGGAGCTGGAGCAGGCGCTGCACCAGAAGATCGGTGACGACATCTGGGATCAGATGCAGGAACCGTTCACTGAGAAGGTGCATCTGTCATGAGCCACTTCATCGGCGGCCCCAATCACGCGGCGCCAGTGCCGGCCGCACGCCTGAACGACTACCGCATCATGGTCGGCAAGGTGCACTACATGCGCCGTGTCGACAGCAGTGGGCGCGTGGACTTCGCTATCTACGGCATGCTGGACGCGAACGTCGAGCAGCTGCTTTCTGAAATTTATTCAACGGAGGACGTATGATCGTCAAGAAGACCTGGATCAAAACGAAGGCGAGCAGCGTGTGCACCATTCGCCGCTACCGCTACACCGGCTGGTTCCTGCTGGGGCTGTTTCCGCTGTACGTGGCGCGGGTGACGCTGGCGTGAGAACGCGGCAGCACGCAAAGCACTTCGCGATCGGCCGCTACCGACAGGTGCGGTCATGGGTGCAGTGCGATCTGTGCGACTACGTGCCACGGCCCGGCGCGCCGGGCTCGCAGTGCAAGCGCTGTCTCGAACGGTTCGAGGCTAGTTTATTGAAGAAGGAGAAACGCAAGTGAGAAATATTTTCAAGTACGAGCTCTCGCCCGGCACCTGCTACATCGACCTGCCGGTCGGGGCGATCGTGCTCTCGGCAAAAGCGCAGAACGATTGTGTCTGCGTGTGGGCGTCGGTGGACCCGCACGAGCGCACGGAGGTGGTGCGGTTCATGAGCGTGCTCACCGGGCTTGAGTTCCCTGCCGCCGACTTAGAGTTCATCGACACGGTGCTGCTCGCGAGCGGCAACTTCGTCGTGCACGTCTTCAAGGAGAAACGCAAGTGAAAACCATCACCAGGATCAACAGTGTCCTCTTCCTTGTGTTTGCGCTGGTCAGCGCGGCATGTGGCAACCTCTGGGCACTCGCTGTCGCCGCGCTGGCAGCAGTGATGTTCCACTGCCTGACGGTCGAGCTGGAAACGAACGAAGTATTGGAGAAAACGAAATGAGCAAATTGCCTGAGCCAACCGTGACAGTGCGAATTATTTCGGGCAGTGGATTCGGTAAGGTAACGCTGGAGCAGTTCTTCTCGCTGCCGGACGGCACCAAGCTGTTCACACAAGACCAAGTGCACTGTGCTATCGCCGCTGCGCGGATGGAAGGTGCACCTTACGGCGTCAAGATGGACGTGGTGGAGCAGGCTAAGCCTGAAGCGGCGCCTCTTCCGGCTGCCGTGTTTAATGTGCCTACTTTCGCCGGTCGGGCCGATGCCTGGAGCGAACCGCAAGTACTCGCCGTGCAGGCTGACGCCTACGCTGTCGGCTACAAGCGCGCCAAGATGGACGTGGAGGAGCAGGTTGCGGCCGACAAGACTCTGGCTGTGACGAAAGCGCCGGACTTGGGCGGGGTGCTGCCTGCTATCGCCCGTGCGCTGGAAGCCATAGCAGGGTCTACGGCGCTCGAATTTGAACCACGGACGAGAACGTACGTCAGGGCGCAGATCGCCACCATTGCGGCAGCAGGGCGTGGCAAGTGAGCGACAACCTCACCGAATGGAAGCGCCGGCTGCGCGTGCTCCAGCGCCAGGTGGACATCTGCCGGGGCTTGCAGCCGCGCGGCACGACCGCCTTGACGGACGAGCAGAAGGAGCACCTGTTTCAAAATACGCGTGACGCTGAGGACGCGCTGCGCATTCATTACGACAAACTGAAAAGGCACTGAGATGAAACTGCAAGAAATGAAAGAGCGTATCGCGTTGGCTTGGCGGATCGTACGCGGTCGTGACGACAACTCGGTCGCCCATGCCTGCCGCGAGTTCGAGACGTTGGGCTATTACGACGGCGACAAGATGAACCTGGCGATGGCTGATGGGGTGATCGATCTGTTGCGCACGTTCAGCACGGAAGGCCACAGCGGCTTCAGCGCATCTTATGCGCGGCAGTTGTTCGCCAAGCTGGCGGCCTTTGAGCCACTCGGCCCTTTGACCGGCGCCGACTCGGAGTGGTTTGATCACGGGGACGACATGGGCTTGGATACGCGCTGGCAGAACAAGCGTTGCGGTCATGTATTCAAGAGCGCTGCCGGACGCTCCTACGATAGCAATGCTGTGGTGTTTGAAGACTCGGATGGCAGCCGTTTCACTGGTCGGCATAGCCGCCAGTTCGTCAGCTTCCCGTACGAGCCGCGCTCGGTGGTGTGCCTGCTGCCTGAAAATTGCACTGATGTGCAGCGCGAAATGCTGGCTGCTCAGGCTTGGGCTAAGGGGATCTAAATGGAAATCATGCTCGACCTGGAAACAATGGGCACTGGCCCGACCGCGGCGATCGTCGCCATTGGTGCCGTGAAGTTCGACGCTAACGGTGTGCACGACCGCTTCTACCGGAGCGTGACGCTGGCGTCGTCGGTGGATGTCGGCCTGAAGATCGACCCGTCCACGGTGATGTGGTGGCTGGGCCAGAGCGAAGAAGCGCGTGCGCGGCTGTCGACCGATACAATGGTCCTGCCGCAGGCGCTGCTGGACTTCAACTTGTGGTACGGCGAGCCTGACAGCCTGTCCGTGTGGGGCAACGGTGCTGCGGCCGACAACGTGTGGCTGCGCAGTGCGTACGGAGCGACCGGTATCCCGGCACCTTGGTCCTTCCGGAACGACCGCTGCTACCGCACGATCAAGAACCTGCCGATCTGCAGCGAGATTGAGTTCGTGCGCATCGGCGTCTTCCACAACGCGCTGGACGATGCCGAGAGCCAGGCGCTGCACCTGATCAAGATGCTGGGGGTGTTGTAATGGAACAGCTCCTGTTGCACCTGCTGGGCGACTACATCCTGCAAACGAACTGGATGGCGACCGAGAAGACGAAGCGCAACGTGGCCGCCGGCGCGCACGCGCTGGTCTACGGCATCCCGTTCATGCTGCTCGGCCCTTCAAAGGCCGCGTTTCTCACCATCGTGATGACGCACTACTTCATTGACCGCTACCGCCTGGCGCGCTATGTAGTGTTCGCCAAGAACTGGATCACGGAGCCGAGCATAAAGTGGTCGCAGTGCTCGGCCACGGGGTACGGCAACGATGTTCCGCTTTGGTTGTCGCTGTGGCTGCTGATCATCGCCGACAATACCCTACACTTGTGCATCAACTACGCCGCCCTGCGCTGGCTGTGAGAACCAACATGAACCCCAAAAACGATCTCCTGCCGCTCGCGTCCATTCCGAACAAGGAAGGCTTCGAGCTGATAGCAGTGCGCAAGGACGGCGCCGAAGCGCGCGTGGCTGTGACCGTCGACAAGGACGGCAACTACACGCTGCCCGGCTGGAAGAACCTGGCTGGATGGAGGCGGGTATGAAGTTCCGCGGAAAGACAAAGATGTGGGCAGGGCGTGCTGTGCTGGTGCCACCATTGGTGGCTCTTGCCGGCTTGGGACTGTGGATCGGCCCTGCCGCCATGCTGGGCGCCGTGCTCGCGCTCCTGGCTGTTGTGGTCGTTGTGTACGCGGTCTACCTTGGCCTGTGCTGGATCTCCGAGGGCAAAGACGAAGCGGAGGACGACCAGTGACAACGCTCAAAGAACTGGCCGCTGCCGACCCGATCCTGGCCACAACGCCGGGCGGCATGCGCATCCTGATGATGCGCAACGCACGCGACAACGCGCTCGCCAAGGCTGTGGACACGGCCGCGGTCATGTTCCGCATGACGGAGCTCGACCGTTACACGACGCTCGCTTATTACGCGCTGCTGGAGGCTGAGGAGCTGCGCGCTGAGCTCTTGACCAGGTGCCCGGTGACGTGCTGCACGATGCGCACTGTGGACCTGGCGGATGAACTGAAACCAAGCTCGGACCCCAAGGATTGGCCATGAACATCTACCGTCACCAGTTCGTCTGCATCTGCCCAGTCAACGCTAAGCCGATCACCTATCGTCTCGAGATCAGTTCGATGAAAATTATCTACGTCGAGAAGATCAGCGCAGCTTGCTTGATGTACCAGCAAGAGTTCCACGAAAAGATTGCCGATGGTTTGGCTAGACATTTCCCCGGAACGTGTCAGGTGCTCATCGCACATCATCACGGCGTGGACATTGAAACGCGCCGTGGCGATAGCCTCCTGCGCAAGCTCCTCTGCTGGGCAGGCTGGCACTGCGTGGAGCGCGTCTCCTACGACAAGGATCGTGAAGTAGAAACTTCCCGCTGCATTTACTGCTCGCATGCGCGTGAGCAAGATTACTCCAACTGGCACAACATCGGCGGATGACTGTCCACTACCATGGCACGCCAATCACGCCCCTCATCGTCATGGAAGAACTGGATGGCCGGTTCTTCTGCACGTCCTGGGCGCGCCCGGACAACATCATCTGGTGCCATCAGCACGGGCAGGGCAACATGATCGACAACTCAGCCTTCACCATATGGCAGAAGAACATGAAGCTCATCGCCGCCGGCAAGGCTCCGGTCGTGATGGACGACGCGTTCTGGGCCAAGTTCTATGCGTGGGTTGACCAGTGGATCGCCTACCCGACCACTTGGGCTGTCATACCTGATGTAATCATGGGCGACGCCGAAGCGAACGACGCGCTCATCGCCCAGTGGCCGCATGGCGAGCGTGGTGCGCCGGTATGGCACATGCACGAGCCTGTTGATCGCCTCAAGCGCCTGTGCGACGAGTGGCCGCGTGTCTGCATCGGCTCGTCGTCCGAGTACAGCGTGGTGGGTGCGCCGAACTGGCACCGCCGCATGCACGAAGCCATGAACGCCATCTGCAAGACCGGGCGCGTGCCGACCTGGTTGCATATGCTTCGCGGCATGAACGCCGCGCGCTGGGGCTATCCGTTTGCCAGCGTGGATAGCACCGACATCGCACGCAACCACAATCGCAAGAACAACGCCCGGGCTATGGCGGACCGCTGGGACAGCTTCCAGTGCGCGCCGTTCTGGGTGAAGCAGCAAGCCTACCTCTTCGCAAAGGACTGACATGGAAGACAGCACGCCCCTCATCAAGTCGCACATGCCAGGCACCCTGGTCCAACTGCGCAAGCGGACGGGGCTCGCGCGCAGCACCGTCGCCAGGTGCATACAGCGCCTGCACGCCGCGGGCGACTGCCACGTCCTGCACTGGGTTGAGAGCGCTGGCGGCCCGAACGCGCCGTACCTGGCTGTCTACAAGCTGGGAAAGGGCCGTGATGCGGCGCCGCCTGTCTACTCGCGGCCGAAGGAGAAGGGCCTGCCGCAAGACAGCACCGCTCGCGCACGGATGAAGGCGCTGGCGGAAGCGGACCGCGCGGCGCAGAGACGTGATCCGTGGATCTGGTTTTTATTTGATGTGAACGTTAGTTTTTGAAGGGCGCAATTTTGCGCGAACTATTTGAAAGATGAAAATGAACGACAACCAAATTGAGAAAGAGATCCAGGCCAAGGGCCTGACCGCGCCGCGCGTGACGCCGGCGGATTTGCAGGCGAACATCGCCAGCGAACACTACTTCACGGCTGCGCAGGGTGTCTATGGGGCTGGGGCCGAAGAAATGCTCAAGCGCGCTGGCGAAGAAGCGACATTGCGCGGCGTCGGTATTGTCCACGCGCCCTCACTGCGATTGCTCACCTTCTGCGTGCTGGTCCTGCGCAACGGCTTCACGGTGACGGGCGAGTCGGCCTGTGCCAGCCCGGAGAACTTCGACGCCGAACTGGGCCGCAAGATCGCGCGCCAGAACGCCGAGCAGAAGATCTGGCCGCTCATGGGCTATGCGCTCAAGGAGCGGCTGGCGGCACTCGACTAATTTCCGCTGAAACAAAATAACTCTGGTGCATTTGTTTGAAATGCATTAATATGCTTTCTCTGGCCAGGCCGGTCGCCATGCAATCGAGCGAAGACCGGCATTTCTTTTAAGGAAATCAAAATGTCCGAAGCAAATACTGCAGTCCTGTCCGAGTACGACTTCATCGTCGTCATCGACAAATCCGGCTCCATGGCCGACCCTGTCAAAGCCGGCTCGTCCGTCACCCGCTGGGAAGCCGTGCAGGAAAGCGCGATGACCCTGGTGCGCGACGTCGAGAAGTTCGACAGCGACGGCCTGGGCCTCGTTCTGTTCTCTGGCTCCGGCATTGTCAGCCTCGACGGCGTGACCAGCGCAACGATCCGCGACGCGTTCGCCAGCAACTCGCCACGCGGCTCGACCCCGCTGGCAGAAGCCCTGACCGCGGCGCTCAAGCTGGCCGGCAAGTCCGACAAGAAAGACTTCATCGTCGTCTTCACCGATGGCGTGCCGGACGACAAGGACGCCGCAGCCAAGGTCATCATCAACCAGGCGAACAGCCAGGAGACCGACGACGCCTGCACGATCCTGTTCATCCAGGTGGGTGACGACGCCGGTGCCGGCGCCTACCTCAAGAAGCTGGACGATGACCTGTCCGGCGCCAAGTTCGACATCGTCGACGCGAAGACCATGGCCGAAGCTGACCAGTTCGCAACGACCGCCGAGCTGATCGTCCACGCGATCAACGACTAAGCGCTGCCATGCTGGACCTGATCTTTTTCGCATTCATGATCGGCGTGTTCGTCGTCGGTTTTTACTGCGGCAAGAAATTCCAGACTGCAAAAGGCACCTGGACAGCGTTCACTACCTACGTCGGGTCGCTGTTCGACTAATTGCCCGCAGCGCCCCACCAAGCCCGCCTCGCGCGGGCTTTTTTATGTCCTCAATGCATTGACGCCGATCAATTAAAGCCGCACAATGGCAGGGCCAAGTCAACTTAACCAGTATGCCCCAGTGGGGGCGTTTCGCAACCCGGTATTGGCCGGGAAGACTTGGCGGTCTGCGAAGCGCGCCCACTGGGGCATTTTGCTTTTTGAAGGAAGAGAAATGAACATAGCGTTTGAGGCGATGATGTTCGCCCGGGACAAACACCGCGCGCAGCAGCGCAAGTACACCGGCAACCCCTACGCTGATCACCTGGCTGAGGTGGCCGGGATCGTCGCCACTGTGCCCGGCCACACGTGCTGGATGATCGCCGTGGCGTGGTTGCACGACTCGGTTGAGGACCAGGGCGTCACCGCCGGCGAACTGTTCGAGCGCTTCGGCTACGCCGTCGCCAGCGGCGTCATGCAGCTCTCCGACCTCGAGACTGGCAACCGCGCCGAGCGCAAGGCCGCCGGCCGTGTGCGGCTGGCAAGCGCGCCGGGCTGGGTGCAGACCATCAAGTGCGCGGACCTGATCAGCAACACGTCCTCGATCGTCATGCACGACCCGCAGTTCGCGGGGGTCTACCTGGAAGAGAAGCGCTTGCTGCTCGACGTCATGGACGGCGCCGACCCCGGGCTGCGTGCGCTGGCGCGGGCTCAGGCTGGTGATGCGCGCTTAGCGGGGAAGGTGGCGTGAACCGCGATTGGAACGTAATTCAGGGTGACGCGCGCGACGTGCTGCCTACGCTGTCAGGTGGCTCGCGCGATGTGTGCATAGCTGACCCGCCGTACGGCGACACCAGTCTGGAGTGGGACAGCCGGGTTAGTGGCTGGATCGCGGAGGTGGCGCGCATCCTCAAGCCGAACGCTTCGATCTGGGTCTTCGGCAGCATGCGCTTCCTGGCGCCGCTGTTCGCTGAGATGGCCGCGCACGGCTTCAAGTACAGCCAGGACATCGTGTGGGAGAAGCAGAACGGCACTGGCTTTCACAATGACCGCTTCCGGCGCGTGCACGAGCACGCCGTGCTGTTCTACCGCGGCGCCTGGGCCGACGTCTACCACGACACTCAGTACACCATGGATGCCACCGCCAAGACCGTGCGCCGCAAGACCCGGCCGACGCACACAGGGCACAACGGCGCCGCTCACTACGTCAGCGAGGACGGCGGCCCGCGCCTGATGCGCAGCGTGCTGCAAGTGCGGAACGAGCACGGCAAGGCGGTCCACCCTACGCAGAAGCCGATCGATCTGCTCTTGCCATTGGTCCGCTACTCCGTGCCGCCGGGCGGCTCCGTGCTCGATCCGTTCATGGGCAGCGGCAGCACTGGCGTGGCCTGCGTGCAGCTCGGCGCCAAGTTCACGGGCGTTGAAGACAAACCTGAGTACGTCGAGATCGCCCGTGCGCGCATCAGCCACGAATATGCGAAGGGGTTGCTGTAAATTTATTTTTCACCCGAACCTTGCCTCCGGTACATTGACCGCAGGCATTTATCCGCGCATTATTCTCAAGCCAGACCACCAAAATACAAGTAAGCCTACAAGAGGGGCCAATTCCGTACTCGCGGGATGGTCTGGCGATCACGGCCCCTCTTGTAGGCTTTTTATTTGAAAGTCGTTCATGAAAGCAATTGAAACGCGGTACAAAGGCTACCAGTTCCGTAGCCGGCTTGAGGCACGCTACGCTGTTTTCTTCGATGCGCTAGACATCGACTGGGAGTACGAGAAAGAGGGGTTTGAGCTGGGCGCGCTGGGCCGGTACTTGCCGGATTTCTTTTTGCGTTTCAAGCCCAGTTCCGGTGCCGCAGACCGACATTCCGGTGCCGGCTACTGGCTGGAAGTGAAGGGCGAGTTCCCCACTCTGGAAGAGTGCACGAAGATGCGAGCCCTGTGCATGATGACGAAGCACCACGGCGCCATTTTTTACGGTGCGCCTGGCAAGCACGTTCCTATCGTCTTCCAGCTGTCGGGGCGTGTCTACTGCGGGCTCGATGGCCC